TGGTTGCAATATTTACTTTTTGCCCTTGGGGATAAAATGAAGCGATTTCTAAATGCCTGTACATTGTGGTGGTGGGGAATGAAAAATCCTGTTATATTTGGCTCATCAAATGTTGGTTTACTAGTAAAACTTTTTCAATTTATTTTTAAAGTCAATGAGGACAATCGGCCCTTTGCAACAGATATATGTTGTGGTGATAATCGCCTAGTTTCAATGTGGGCATATCCTGGTGTCGGGAAAACGCCGATTGACCGCATTGACGAGTTAATGAAAGAGAATGAATATTTGCGCTGTCAATTAACAAAGACGGGCAAAAAGTCTACAGCAACCAACAAACAAAGCAGTCAATGAAAAGCATCACTGCCGGCGTATGGCAAACGTTAGTTGCAATTTGCGTAACAATTTAAAGCGGCATCGTGCTGCTAAAGGCTAAAGAAATATGGAAAACTATGAAATAATTTATGCTGATCCACCGTGGCGGCAATCTAAGGGTGGGAAGTTGAAAACGACATACGGCTAACAACACCCGCCTCCTGCGGGGAAGCGCAAACAGACAGCTAACACACAGATAGCAAAATGCAAACAGCACACTTCTACCGTTTATCAAACGTTGTATGAAATACCTAAAACCGCTCGCTAAGAGCAGGGAGTAATTATGAAACTATTACTATTGATCATCACGCTTATAATAGGCGGCATTTTAACATCATGGGCAATCACTGGAAATAAATCTGTATCCGCAATGGGCGGAATAGGGTGGAGTATTACTTTTACAGTAATATGCTTGCCCATTCTGATACATCATATGATCAGAATAATAACTCATTTTATGTAGTCCGCTCACGTCGAAAATAAAATAAAGTCCTGGAATATATCCAAGGACGATATTGCCGTTGTCTATCACGCTATAAAAGAGCTGTGGAAGGAGGAGAAGAAAAAGAATGGTAAATAGATCTACGCTCTATACGGCCGAGCGCATCAGAAAAGAGGGCGTCCGGTTTAAGCAGGAGCTAAAAATTGATATCAAAATAGGCCGCAACCTGGAAATATCAATAAAAAAACACGAGCGAATAATCGGTAATATAAAGAAACAGTATTTAAAAAATACGGAGGATCTAAAATGAATGAAACAAATACCGGGAAACAGCACGAGCACGAAAAGAAATACAGCGGCAAATGCCAGAACTGCTCGAACATGGCAACCATGTGGTTTTCAAAATCGATCGCAGTAGTATATAAGGGGAAAGAATATACACAATTGTGTGACGCTTGCAATAATATGATGTCTTTCAGCGAGGAGCAGCAGACAAAGAAGTTGACTGTTTATGCCGACGCTGACACCGCTAACATAGTCAACGAACTCGGGAGTACGGCTGGGTTTTCTGCCAGCGAAATAATGAAGCTATTTATAAAGTACGTCATTTCGGAAAATAAATGCTACGAGGCGCTTGGCCTGGGCGGTATTAACCGGGATGTTATCGAGCGGATATCCAGGGGGGAAGGATGAAAAAAGTATGTAAGCATTGCAAAAACGGGACTTCGGTATTAACGAAAGCCCCTGTTTTTCACAAGAAAACAAAAGTAATATATTTTTATATTAATCTTTTGATTTGCACTAAATGCGGGAGGAACTTTTTAAAATGAAAACCAGAGCCGATCAGTACCGGGAATTTAATAGCAATGTTTCGCATCTGCTTTTATACTGTGAGAATCGGGATATACCTATTCGGTTCGGCGAGGCGCACCGGCCGTGGTGGGTTGCGCTGATTTACGCCACAGTAGCGCTGCAGGCGGCAGTAAATATCATGCTTGGAAAAGAAGCTTTGCCGGAAAAGAAAACGGGAATAATAAACACGAAGCACAAGTACTCCCTGGCAATTGATTACTGGATATACGACCCGGCGACCGGGAAAAAGATACTGTGGGACTCCCCATACTATGAGCAAATTGGGAAATTCTGGGAGGGAATCGGCGGTACTGCTGGAGTATTTTGGAAGGGGAAAAAGAAAGATCCGCCACACTTGGAAATAAGGGGGAAGGTGCTATGAAAGGAACGGTAACAAAAGTAATTATTGATAGCGGCTCCAGCTATAGTCATGTAACATTCAGGATAAAAAATAAATACCCTGTTTATTTTTCGCTTCTTGACGAGTGCGAAATAAAACAAATAACCGAAAAGCCAGAGCAGTACTGTTGTGCTCGGTGTATGTTCTCCGGGTCAAAAATAGAGGTACTAAATCACGATTGTATAAAGAAAAAATAATTAATCAATTTTAAGATACCCTAACAATTTATTAATCAACCGAAAAGCGGCGGCTATTTGTTTCTCATTATTGAACGTTTTTTCAAGGGCTTGTTCGGTAATACGGACAAGCCCTTTTTGACCATTACCCAATATCGCCTTTTTAATCAGCTTGATATCCCCGGCATATTTACACGGCCCCTCATGCGGCTTAGACGGCCACAGCTTCAATAGCACCGTTACCACAAGGGTTATTATACCTATCCAGAGCGCACCCAATCCTACTCCGGCACCCAGCGACATAAAGCGCAGCCCCTCAGCCATTCTGAGCCGTCGTTAATATATCATGTATAGATATGACCGACGCCCTGGTTTCGTCGTCCATGCTCCATCCGTCGAACTCTGAGAACGTTCTGAGCATATAGTCAAACTCATCCTGGTAAAAGGCCATGTTGTCAAACCGTAATAGCCTGGTGCATATTTTCTCTACCATCAGCACATCCTCGGAAGTGCCGGACCCGAACTTCAGGCAGAGGCCTAGCGCCTTACGCTGTGGTTCTGATAGAGATAATTTAATCATTATTCCCCCACCTTTACGACCATCCACGTTACGTGGGTAATTGTCATGGCGTGGTTATCCCCCGACGTTGTCCGCTCCCTTACTTCTAGATTGTCACCGGGATTCAAAATACAGGAACCAAGCAATATTATTTTATCCGTATCTAGCTGTGTTGATCCAACAGATTTACCGTATGTACTCCAGATTTGCTCGGTTTGATTTCTGAAAAATGAGCACTCAAATACTTCATCGTTTCCTATTCCCGTCAGTGATAAAACAGCGTGAAGAATTACATGCATATGCCTCTTGCCACTGTGGGTAACAAAACTTGAATTGCAGTCGGCAATAATACCACCGTAAGTTTCGCACGTGTCAGTATTAACCCTGTACCACTGGTTATTAGTGGCGTTTGCATAGGTACTGTCCGTGACGGAAAATAACGTTGAATGAGGATTTATCCCCGGTAGTTTTGATACCAGACTATCCGATCTCCGCCAATGCAGGGTATCACGGTTTCCGCCCTCTTTAATTTGCAGCTCCGCCCAAACCCCGGCATCGTGAGATACTCCGATGGTATCTGAAATATTCTTCATTGATTTAACTATCCCCGGGGTGACAAGGCCGGTGTCACCGTCTGCATCTATAGAGGTTTTAAAATTATTAATGTTTATGCCGGTTTGTACTGCATTCGCACCCATTGACAAGCCGTTGACAACTATGCCCTTGATTATATTTTTACCACCTGATACGTTGATATTTGCCCCGATAACATTCACGGAATCGCCAGCGTCATTTGCCAAAACATCAAGCCCAATAATTCCGCCAGGTGTTGCAGCACTATCGGGATCATCATATATAATACCAATATGACCACCCAAACCAAAACCAACTTTGATCGTATCTGGTGCAGAATGAACAACCAGCGCCGTATCACCAACACTGCCAACTATTGGGGTATTTTTTAATACGGAAACCCCACCGGTTAATGCATTTGCATTCATTGCGATGTCACCGGTCATCGAAAGCGAAAGCAAATTTGATATAACCGAAGCACCTCCAAAATTCATTGCTGACCCATTATTAAAATCAGTGTTTCCGATATTGTTTATCTCCTGCGCATTCATTGCGATGTCACCGGTCATCGAAAGCGAAAGCAAATTTGATATAACCGAAGCACCTCCAAAATTCATTGCTGACCCATTATTAAAATCAGTGTTTCCGATATTGTTTATCTCCTGCGCATTCATTGCGATAGCCCCGAACATTGTACCGCCCGCAAGCGGTAAGTATGACGGGGCAAGTACTGCCGACGCTGCTTTGTCTGCCGAGTCGGAGTGAGCCGCATTTTCAGACGTGTCAGGGACAGACATTAATATTCCAAAATATAAACTATCGATGTAACTACGATGAGCAGAATATAATTTATACGCCCCAGGTGAATCGGTACCGATTCCAATATGACCCGTTGACCTCTCAATACTAATTGCATCAATCCAGCTATTCGCGGCAATGCTTCTTGTCCTTATTTTAAATCTGTTTAGGTTTTCATTGTTTACAATCGATATACGTCCCGCCGGGGATTCGCCTTGGTAGCCCATTAATATTTCTGCCGCTGCCGTGTCGTTTGTGTTATTATTTATCATGTATAATTTTGGTGCTGCCGCTTTATAGAGTGTCAAAAGATGCGCCCCGGCTGAAACGCGATCACCGATTATTATATCGGTACTGCACTGGATTGTATTCGTAAATATCGTATCCCGTACACTGATTTTTGATATTTTCTGAATACCCGCAAACGAACTTCCTGCCATTAACAAAATCAGTATTAATTTATTCATCTTTTTATTCTCCCACTCTTGTGATTTCTACCCATGAATCAGACACACGTTTTTCGGTTATCATATCATTACCCACCATGTTAAACCGGTAAGTCCCATTGGTCGATTTATCACCTCCAAAATAGAAATAGTTACCGGTAATTGTGACCTCTGATAATTTAGCCGGTAACTCATGGCATACCACCCTACGATAAACCGCCCCGCCATCTTTGTAAACCATTGGCCTATACCCAAGCGAAACATCACCAATGGTCACGCTGTCGGTCGCTATTGCGATCTGGTGGGCCGCTAGCCCTGCACCCTGTAGCGTGGCGTCCGTGTCGTTAATTCGTATTATTTTTTTGTTTGTGGTAGCCATGTAAGCCCCTATGTTAAAACGGTATCTTGTATTTCATCGGTAGCGGTTGCGTGGTCTTGCCATTCGTCGGTGTGGCTTACAACGTCCTGTATTACATCACCATCAGCGGCGGTAATCGCAACGGCCCTCTCTGTACGAGCAGCCAGACCACGGAAATTATAAATAGCATAATTCGTTTTAGCTTCAAAAGTTATCGCCCGGATGTATACCTGTATTTCCCCGTTTACTTCGCTCTTGAACGCCTCCGGGTCGATGATGGTGATAACGTCGCCCACCTTCAATTCATAGGCCGCAAGCCCCCGCATTATCCCTGTCCAGTGCGGATCTTTATAATTGATTACGATATAATTAGCGTAGTTTTTCCCGGTACGATAATCAAAAAGGCGATTGTCCACATTCGCAAAATGTTTAATCCCGTAGTCATCACGGGACGTTGTATCAATGGCAAGCTGTGGCGACTCCGGAGCTTTCTTCAATTGCAGCCCCTGGTAATCGATGTTTATCGTGTCGCCTATCGAAAAATTGGCGGTAACATTGTCCACCTTGATACTCATGTTCGTATCAAGTAACAGCGTCGGGGTGGTATCATATGATTGTATTTTAACAAAGGATGTGCCGATTGACTGAGCCGCCCCGGAAGTATTGGTTAAATCGAGCCACTGGTTATTATTTGATTTGATTATGCTTATTTCTGCCCCTTGCTGCATGTCAACAATCAGCCCGGACGACACCCGGAACGCCCTGTTGTCCGGCAGGGCTTCGGCTATATCAAGATACGAATCATTGCCGTCAGCGTCCGGAACTCGGATCACATCACCGACGCTTATATAATCGTCAACCGTCGCCTCTTCAAAATTAGTTTGAATTATGGTAGCCCCAGCCAGATGATCGGTTCTGAGCAGCGTTTCCATCTGCGCCATGTACGCTTTGAACTGGAAGTTATTACTCCCATCAATGGCCCTTAGCAATATGGATTTAGGGGACTGGGTTTGAGCGGTAACAATGACATCGTTATCATCATCATTCCAATCTGAATTTGCCCCGATAGTAACACGAACTTTAACACCCTCAACATATGTACGGTACGGAATAATGGTGCAATAATTATACACCTCATTCATGCCGCGCCCAGGGGTCACGAATACGATCATCTTGTGGCCATGACCGGTGCTCCCGTCATTGGTAAAAGTACGTGCAGACGTACCGGATGTAGGCCGGGGGATGGAAAAGAAATACCCGTCATTATCGTAGTTCATCATATAATCTAATTTCTGGGTATTCAGTTCCAGCGCACGCCAGCACGATATGGCCCGGGGGTTTTCGTTATCGTTTAATTCATTGTATGGGAAAATGAATTTATCATATTTAACAAAGCGGTAGGCCCCGGCGACAGATGTCTCGAAATTTATATTGTCATAATTTGGAGCAGATGACATATAAAATCTATCTTCTGTTGCTGTTATCCTTACAATATTTGATGCAACATTAGACTCTGTATCTCCGATATTAGTAGAGTTATCACGATCAAAAACAGAACTTGATGAAGCAATCACCCCCGACGGGTCCCATGCTTTTAGTTCCCCAGTACTAACCTCAACACAATTAATCAGATCGCCCGGTCCAGATACCAGGCTAATGTACTGGTATTTATTCCCCGTTGTTTTTGTATCAAACGAATCCTGCGAAGAAAGCGGATGCGTTACCAACATATAAGCATTATTATTAAGAAACGTATCACGTTGTAATAAACATAAATTCAAAACACCATTATGGATAATCATTTCGAGCGGGGTATAGTAGTATTCCCCGTCTGTATCTGCCGTTGAATTATATATGGTTGACTGTGATGATCCTGAAATATCCCATTTATATATATATGTTTCTGACGCCCCGGCTCCCCATCCGTTTTTCCATGAGATCGTAGAAAAATAAATATCATCTCCAGAACTAACTCCGCATAATACCTGCTCATGCCCCGTATCGCTTTGTGCGAGATCAATTATTTTTGTGTGGGTGTCTGCCGCAAGGTCGTATTCCCATATCGTGTTTCCGTAGTACCTTACCCCGGCATGTCCGGTAGATATTGCGCCGGTACCAGGAATGCTTTTAGAATAAAAAAACAAGTTGTTTTGTTGATTGTAAACCATGAACCCAGACTGCCCCATACTATATAGGGCCTGAATATAACCTAGTGCAGCAATAGAATGATACCCTGTATTTCTTGTTAAAAATTCATAAGTATAAGTGCCTGGGTCCATTTCGGTCCGTTCATCACAATCACCTGTTAATGATGTTCCTCCGGCAAAAAATCCACCACTACTCGAAACGGCTCTTATTTTTGTATACGCATCATGGCTAAATGGAATTAGTATATTTTCACCATACTTGGTAACGTACACATCAGAATGACCCAATCCGATAAGCGTAGTAAGTAATCTGGTTGATGTTGTTCTGCTGCACCTTATGCCGCTGGTAAAATACCCTGTTGCCGGATTGTTTCTAACAGTAGTATTTACAGTAAAAGTAGTTCCGTCATATGAAAATATTTTACAATCTTCAACCTCGAATGAACCCGGACGGCCAGCAATCTTTACAGCCATGCCTTTGATTTCTGTTTGAGCCGTGTTTATCCATAATTTTCTGATATAAAACCCTTCTCCAAGTGGTGATGCGCTCCCGGCAGGTATTAATTCGGTGCAATAATCACCGGCTATATTATAATTATAAAGACCCTCATTTATTCCACATAATATATTGTCGGTGTCAAATGTACCATCGTAAAGCAATGCTCTGTTTATAAAGCCTTTGCCCTCTGCATTGAGCCAGTTTCCATCTGCATCCCTATGTGGTAGTCGTGCGGCCCAAGAAATTGTTCCGCGATCATCAGGAAACAACGGGTATACTGACAACTGATTTTCAATATCGGGATTTACCGGCAAATTGCAGCTATCAACAAATTCTTTAGTGTGACCCTTAAGTAAATATTGCCGCATAATGTACGATATGGGCCGCTGCCTGTACGGCTCCTGTCCGTTCTTAACGGTAGTGGCACTTATACTCATGAGCGTTTTAGCCAGCCCCACGAGCCTTAACTGAGCCTTGTATGTACCGGTACGGCCCAGGATAATATCATCAACCTTGAAATATCCCATGTTCACTTCCATGAGAAATTCCTTTCCGCCGGAATCCATGAACCGATATTCCTTGAATATCCGGGCCAGGCGGTTCTCCCATGCAGTGAATACCACGTCATCACCGTCTATATCTTTGATCCCATACAGCGGGGTAAGGCCGGGAGAGTCATTAAAATATCCGTCAGTATTATCCATTACTACGATAATATCTTTGACCCCGAATTTACCGTGCGCCCGTTCGCCGTCTATGGATATATTCCCAATATCGAGCAGGCCATTCCGTTTATATTTACGCCCTGTCAGTTGGTCGTAATGCGGGATATGGGACCGGCTGGTAAAATTAACCCACTGCCCGGATCGGTCCGAAGCAGTGTTGATATATAATTTTATATTAAACGGATGGTCAGGATGTTTAGCCAACGTTTCAAATAATAGATCATATGACATTATTATTCCGTTGTCTCAAATGCGTATTGTACATTGCGATACGTTAAATCGGCCCGGTGTTTTTTTAATGCCGTCACGGTCTGCCGGCCGATCAGCACCGGGGGAATATCCTCAATACCGGTGCGCAGTACCAGGTCGTTACCGTGCCGCTGGTGCTCATTCATCACCATTAAATTTTGATATAAAGCATCTGAGGCTTGACCAAAAAAACATGTTATAAACCAGCGTACAGTATTTGATTGCGGCTGGCCGTATGTAGTAGTGCCATTCACTAGGGATATTTTTGCTCCGGCCAGGATGTACCCGTAATCAAAAGAGCCCTTGTCTGCGATATCATCAAAGGTATAATACCCGCTGCTCTCGTCGTCCGTGTCCTGTGCGTGCTCAATAGTGTGTAATGTAGTCCATAGGTTTGTACTTGCGGATGATGGCTGCTGTATATCCACGTACACGGCGAGCTGTGAAGTGTTTGCGGCCATTCCTGCCGTAGTCCATGTCGCACTAAAGGCGGTCCAGGAGGACGCCGAAGCAAGTACAGCAGGGCTTTTAGTGGCAAGCAGCGATCCGGCCGAGCTGTATTCCTTAAGGCTTATCTTTGAAAATCCATTGACCCCGGTTTCTTTGTAGTAAAATCCGTTCCGTATATGGGAATACGCCCCGGTCCGGACGCTGTTAATACCGGTTAATGGTGATACTATTTTGTGAGTATCGGCACCGGCACCACCTCCGTTTGTTCTGATTATTTTTGACCCATTACCTACACCAAAATTAATTTTATTATCAGCACCGAATTTATAGCCCTCCTCAACACTGACCTGTCTGCCGGTGGTCTGTGTCTCAGTGACCATCGTCCAGCTCTTTGGGAGTGATCTAATCGTCATAGGGTCGGCGGCCATGTAATCATATTTAAGGGCTGCGGTAGCCGTTACGGTGGTAACTCCGGTTACTACCGCCGCCGTTAGTATAGTAATCTCTTCAGTAGCCCCCGGGTTATTAACGTGAGTAGACGGGCCTAGTATTATTGTCATACTTGGATTTAATACATACGGGTTAACCGTTGCGTCGATATCCGTTGCGCTGGTGTCGGATGCCAGGACCAGGGCCGCTCCGCTGGTTACCGTTGCTTTGAAAAATAGGATCCGGTTAACCTCTTTAAAATCATTATTTGCAACCGGGATATTTACCCCGAGCTGAAACGCCCCGCCCTGTGTTGGGAATGCCATTATCCTGCGCCCTCCGGTACTAAATCGTCAAGGGCAAAGGCCCCATTACTAATATCTCTGGTTAATATTTCACGCATTATATTAGCCAATGCCCCGCCGGTTACGCCCTCTTCACCGAACACCTGCACCCCGTTGGATGACGATATAATCACCTGAGGGGATATGCTGAAAGTCTGCGGGTTGCGGCGTGTGACGGAAGAATAGCGGCTTGAACTGGCGGCGTTTGTCAGTCCGTCATCCATACCGGCTGTAGAATAATCGTCATCATTAGAGCTGTATGCAGACATGAGGGATGCGCCTATTCCTACCACGGCGCCGAATATACCGAGAGCTGCACCGGCCCCGGCCAATGATGCGGCAATCTTGGCATTCTTTAGGGCGATAAACTGAGTAATTAATCCCGGTATCTGCTGCGATATACCTGACATTGCACTGAGCCAGGCCCGCTTTCCCTTGGTTGCGTTCACGGCGATGGCGCTAAATAGGGAGGACATGGCATTGGCGCCACTGGAGGCAAGGTCAACGATGGCCTTTTTTGAATCTATAAAGGCCTGTGTAAATCTAGGCATTAAATCAACTGTCACGTCCTGCGCTCCATCCTTTAAATCTTCAAGCGTATTTGAGGCATTACCCAAAGCGAAATCCATGCTATCAGTTACTACCGTAAATTCTTCAAATCCAGCGAGAGGTAATAGAGCGCCGGTATCGCCTCCGCCATCGCCTGTACCGCCAGCAGCACCGCCTAATATTCCAGCGTCAACCGTTTTATTCAAATCGGCTATCTGCTGCTTAAGTCCGGCGGCCTGTTCTTTTAATTGGCCCATGTATTCGCGCATTGTCGCTATGTTTCCGTCATCAAGAAGTATAGGGGCATCTGCACCCTTTACGCCTATCTCGTTATATAGCTCCTGTATCGATAACTTAACTCCGTCAAGGGTTTTTTGTAACTTCATGCCCTGTGTTTCCATGCCCATAGCAATAGCCATACGCTCAAGCATTGGGGTTATTTTTGCAAGCAGCGGAACAATACTATTGTTTCTTATCCCAATCCATGCAGATTTTAATCGCTGCATAGCATCAACATAAGCAGCAGCACCGCCAGCAGCATCAGTTGTCCATGTAAGCCCGAGTGATGCCGCCTCCTCCATTTGGGCCCTGATCGCTTCTGTTCCCTGGTTGAGTATCGGGATCATGGCAAGACCGCCACGGCCAAACAGCTCTTGAGCGATAGACATCTTTTTAGTATTATCAGTCATCTTTGAAAACCTATCAGCGGTTTCAAGGATAACCGTATCAATATCTTTTAATGTCCCGTCAGTTTTATGTATCTCAATACCAAGGTTATTAAATGTCCGGACACTTTCAGCTAACCCCTCGTCAGCATCACCCAGGGCTTTAGCGGCCCGTTTAAAAGACGCTTCCAATACCGAAATGTTCGTTCCTGCTAATTTTGCTACATGGTCAAATTCAGAAAGAAATGTAGTTGATATTGATGTCCGTTTGCTCATTTTATCGAACATATCACCGGCGGTGGCGGTACCATCTATCAGGCTATATATAGATTGAACCGCTTTCTTTACGGCAAGCGCACCAACAAGCATTTCAGCACCGTAATTTTTAACAGCACTGGTCAGCTTTCCTACACCCTTCTTCGCAGAATCAAAACCCTTTTTAGTTTTGTCCTCAGAAAATACGCCGATTTTTACTCCTGAAACGTCAGCCACTTTTTACCTCTTCCATTTTCTTTTTAATATCGGCCTTAACTTCGGTTTGTATAATGTGGTAAATCTCAAGCTCTCTCCAGTCCTGCTGCATGTATGAGCGGCCATCCGGGAACCGCCCCTCAAACTCTCCATACTCTCCACGGACGGCACTGTACGCCTGGATGAACGGCCGCCACCTCCCGGCTATCCAATGTTCTTCTTGGTCGGGCTGGAATCGGAAGCCGCCGAGGGTGTCTCTTGCTGCTTTTCTAATTTCTTCAACTTCCGATCCTGAAAAGGGCGGTTAAATTCCTCTATACTCTCGAGAACGTTCTCCATCATTTCAGGGTTACGATCACAGAGTATATCGATAGTTTCTTTGTTCCACTTCTCTTCAAACGGGGTAGATTCAACGCCGCCAAGAAACTTTGTATATAAAGTTTCGTTAGCCGTGTCGGCATCGTTGTCAATCTTGATCTTGGTGAAATCGGGCTTTTGTGTTACCGGATTATAGGTGACATCCTTGCCCTTGAGGCTCAGTTCAGAAAGTTTATTTTGTACTTTCTGGCTGTACTGCTTAACGGTAAACACCGCTTTCTCTTCGCCGTCGATGTACGCTGATACGTCCACTTCGGCGGTTTTGCAGATAACTTTGTCAAGCTTCATGATCACTTCTCCTTCATTCGGTTAGGGTGGTTTATATATTAGTCCAGGTACTTATCGGAATCACCGTTTACAAGTGTGATTTTGCAAATCGGATCACTGCCAACTTTTATGGCCTCACCATTCAGCGGAAACGGGATATTTCCTTTTCCAGAAATAACCGGATCACTTTCGCCGTCAAGTTTGAAATGCAACACTTCAAGCTCAAGCGTATAATAATTACCGGCGGTGATTGCGTCCGAACTGGTGAATAACAGGCTCAGGCTCATATCAGTGTTAGCAATATCGCCGGTGTACATAGCGTCATAAGCGTTGTCATCGAGGATTCCATCAAGCTTTAATCCCAGAGTAGCGGGCCCTTTGTCAATCCTATTTCGCAATTGCGTTCCGTCCATTACCCACCCTTCTGGGTCAATACCGTTTGAGTATGAACTCTCAAATCCCTGGATGTAATAAACCGCAACGGGGGTGTCGCCGTTCGTGGGGTCAATACTCATGGCCCCATGACTAAACGTCCACGGGACCTTAGTGCTGTACGTGGGCGGTGTAGCATCAACACCGGCAGTAGTAACGGCGATTGTAAAACCGGTACTTCCCGGGTCTTCTGGTTTTTCACAGTCGCCTTTGTTTGCATTGGTCACGGTGACGGTCTCGGTTCCGGTGGCTCCGAAATCAGAAAGAGCATTTACGGCCGTTGCTATGGCGGCTCCTATATCAGCAGCAGAGATACCAGTTGCCCCGGTTACCGCTATTGCGGTACGTCCAGCTATGGCGGGATCTGTACCGCCCGAATTGATATTAAGCCAGATATAATAATCCTCGTCGGGAGAACTGATGTACATGTACGTATCATTGAGGCTTCCAGCTACATCCGCAACCGTGGCGATGGTGGTTATCTCTGCGGTAGTTTCAAGCCCTGAGTTCGTCCAGCTCTTTCCAAGGAACCCAAAATCCATTTTTAAAATGGAATGTAGTACAGCTTTCATATTCCAGGTATCAATTTTCATCCCGGTGTAACGATGGGTTCTTATGTCAATCTGTTTCTGAATTGAAAATGATGGCAGTGTTTCCGCTCCGCTTGCCGGGCGTAATTCGTGGGTATACGGAGAACTTCCCCCGGTGACCGTCTGCTCGTTGCCAAGCACCCCAGCCAATAACAGATCGCAGTTATCAGGGTTTGCTTCCAGGTCCTTTATGCTTCCCATCGGATCACGGCCATCAATGTACGTGTCCTTTTTGAACCGGCTATTTATAATAGCATCGCTGGGCATTTTCCGTATTTTCCCTTTGATGTCCTCGCTTCCTGCCTCAAGGGCAACCGTCGGGGCCACGCCCGTTCCGAATGTAGTCTCGAGGCCAATACCTATCCATGCGCCCCCGCTCGTTGCTCTGCGTCCCATCTGATTTTCTCCTTAAATTAATGGTTGTGGATCGCCATATTTGTATTGAAATCTTATTAAAAAATCCATGTCAAAAAACATCGTATAATCAGCCTCATTATTATATACCTGGTCGCTTACAAATAATGTAAATACGGCCAGACCGGACCGGGTTGGGCTTGCCAATACCGCCGCTTCCACATCCTTTTTAAATCTCAATAGTTGCTTTTCGAGTTCGGCTGTCGCATTCGGCAATACTTTAACAACGCCCCGGATAGAGAACACACTATCATTTAGTGATGTCTGGTATGTCATCTGATCGTTTAATTCAGTCGGGTTACTCCCCTTAAAATAAACGATTGCGCCGGGGAACTCATTGGGCTTGATTGAATTAAAATCATTCCAGTCCCTGGTTGCCAATCCGATGTTAAACCAATACCGGCCGGGGGTAGTTGCGGAGCCGTTGGCAATATTACCAAGGGCCGTAACGATGTCGTCAGCTATTTCATTTATAACGTGCTCTTCCGGGTCGGTGATGACGAACGCTGAACTTGCTACCGCCGAGTCAGTCAGTGCGGCCTTGATCCCTATGGCCTTGACCGTAGCGGAGGCCGTGACAGTAAACGCAGCTGTATATTCCGTGTCCGTAGCATCCGGTGTACTGCCGTCGGTGGTGTAGTATATTTTAGCGTCGGCCGTGGCACATGTCATTGTAATAGATACATAATTGATATGACTACCAGCGGCCGGGGAAATAACGGGGGTGGAAACAACACTTACCGCGGCGGACGGCATCCAGACAATCGGTGCATGTATCAACTGTACAGGAGCGGCAACATATAGCGGGGAATTTACCGGCGTTCCGTGGTTTGCGTTTGGTGATATATCGATAATAGAACTGGCCCCGGTCGCCGCTTGCCCTGCGGTATTCTCGTTCATTAACCACCGGCCTTGCAACCCATTTACTATATTATCAGCACCGTTGGCAGTGTAGATTGTTTGTAATTCCTCAATGGATAAGGCCCTGTTGTAATATCTGACATATCGAATAGCACCGTTATAAAAACTAGAATTACCGCCACTATTTACATCCACACTACCGATTCTAGCGTTATCAACATTCGTTAATTGTGATATCCAGTATGTGCGATCCGTGTTTGCGATAAACGTTTGGGCCACGGCCACATTGTTTACATATATCGTTGCCTCTGTCCCGTTATGCGCAACAGAAAACTTATACGTGCCGGGAGCAATAGCGGCATCAGCTTTTAATACCCATTTAATTTCACCGGCCACTATTGCCAAAATAGTGAGCTTTTCATTGTTATCTATGAAGAAATGCAATCGGGTTGCTGCGTCGGTATCCGAGACAGAGAACAACGCCCTGTAGGTTCCGTCAGTGGTTACGGTTGCTGTTAAAATTATCGTCCCTTCTGTATTTGCGGATACATCAGAAACGAGCTTATCAATATTGATATATTGACTTGATATAGTTGTAAGATCTAATGACATAATATCCTTTATTATGTAATCGGAATTATAATACCAAATGCAGTCAAGCCCCAATCGCCTGCGAGATTTGCCGTTGACGGGGCGATACGTGACAACTTCAATCTGATCTGATCCGATGCGGCCCAGCCTAAAGCTGTAACCGTTTCAGTCCACGTGAAAAAATCAAGCTCATCCTGTGTACCGTCGGTAGCTAGGTCACCGCTTTCTTTATTAGCATATGCAGCGTCCCAGCTTTCGCCGTCGGCCTTTGCCGAGTGATACACTTTTAATTCAATATTTTTTGAGGCTACGGCGGTACTTGCGTAACCCTTGGCAAAGAAAGTAACCGTGCCGCTTGTATCAATATCCGCCGGGACTTCGGGGAGTAGGCATTCAACAAACTCTTCCGTGGTATCGTCAAGCAGATGTCGGAATATATTCCCGTTTGTCCCTGTATCATTATCGAGCGGGGCGGGATTTGCCGCAGGCATCTTAAACGACCCGGCCGGGAACTGTACGTAAAAATCAGACATTGGAACCGCCTCCCATAATATAATCAATAGCATTGTCAGAAAATTTCTTTTCTTTTAATTCGTCAATTATCGCCTGCCGGTCGCTGGTTGTTTTCTCTGCCGCCTCAGTTGCTTTTAGGTCAATTGCGGATATGGCAACCTTGCTAATTTTAACAAGCTTCCCGTCAATGATGTCCATATATTTTAATTCACAGTCCGGAATAACGGGATTGACAACAGCCCCTTTGTAGTCCGGAGTGTGGACGCTGTATACAATCCGCACTTTGTCATCTTCTTTGATTGCTACTGTTGACATAATATTTTTCCTTTTATATATTTCCAATTGCTCTTGGTTTGTCCTTTTTTCTCCATTCATTCCATGAGTACCATGATCCAAAACAAAGGCCCATGGCAACGGTGGACGCCCTAACGCTCCCCGCTTTATCAATCAACAGTATCAACCTCAGCCATATATCAGCTATTTTCCTACCGATATTTCCAGGGTTAAATCTGAATAAAAAATCATGTAGTAAAAAGCCCCTTATTCCGTATGGGGCAAACGGCGTCACTATCGGCCGGGCAATAGCCGGTATACTCCCACCGTCAAATTCAAATCCGCCCTTGATTAAGTACCGGTATTTGCGGCAATCGTATTCAATCCGATATATTATATTGTGATCCAGTCTCATTTTTCCCGTCCCGGGTATCGGCGATATGGACGGATAGCACGGCTTCCCGGCACTATTAGTAGTTGTTAGTTTTAATTTTTTCATCATTTCTTCTTTTTGTAATCGCCACGGATTAACCCGGCCAGTGTTCCCTTGATCGAGTCAACGACCATATGCAGCACTTCAACAGCTTTATCGTCCCAGGTGTACTTTGTTCGGCTGGCGATCTTAGTTAATATTTGCAATGACCTATCAGATAGATACATGCAAATAGCCACTTCCATCCAATGGGCTATGAGCCAGTCAACATAACCGGTCATGCCGCCCCTCTTGGAAACATGTTATTAACGTCACGGATGATTTGTTTTTTGAATAGCGTCCTTGCCCGGAAGTTTCGCTCCCTAATAGTCGGCTCCAAATATGGCCGTGGCGGAACCCTGGTAGCTTCCATTTCCCAGTACTTGGGATAATTAAAACCTTTCTTTGATTTGGCGTTAGAACCGATATACAATATCTGATCCAATCCCCTTTTTACTATATCAAAATCGATAGAGCCAATTAATCTTGAGCTGTCCCTGTTCAATGCCTGGCCCTGCAATTTATTCTTTTGAACCTGACCCACAAGATATTGACCGGCCGCAGTTAAGCCCCTTGCGTGGAATTTAGGCATAGCAGCCTTTAGCCGCCGCATATCCCGCACGGTGTCATTCGTCTTTATTTCAACACGAACGTTCAAAGCGTTTTCCTCTGGTACTGGTCGATAATGCCCTGCGTATATTTCGGTACTCGGGTAGGAACGAATACAGTGCTACCGTCGGGCGTCTGCCGTTGAGTCAATCCGCGTCTTTTTTCGTTCACCTCATCCTTGATCATTGATATAAGCTCCAGGCATGCCTCCTGTAAGTCCCAGGGAATCGTTGTATACCCTGCGTTATAGGTTAGCTGCACGTTCTCTACACCTTCAGTAAACGTCGACCCGTACAATTCAATCCGGGTTTTATTGTTGGCTATCCGGATTAAATCGGATGAAAGTTTTGTAGTACTGGCAAATTCCCCGGCCAGATCATCACGGATATCAATAGCTGCGGCGGTTGAATTAATAGGGTAGTTACGGGGGATAAGCATGTTATCCCCGCAACCACTATATGTTTCCACCAGGTCAGCAGCCAGCAATTGCCTCCGTGAACTGGAACCCTTGCCGGTCTCTGTGGATATCCACCATGACGCCGCATTGATCCACAATTTTAACTGTTCGTCAAGGTCGGTATCGGAGTCATCAATATACAAATATGGCTTAACAAGGGTATCGACGTCCGCCCCAACCAGGGTATTCGCTGCGTCTATGGTGATTGACATTGCCATTGTTTAGCCTCACACTTTTACAAATTTTTCCCGCTGTTTTTTAGACCGCACCATCGCAGCCTTGTACTCGTTGGTGAGCTTCGGGTCTTCCTTGAGATTCACCAAATCCGCAATAGCAGGGAGGCGGCTCTCAGTGACATCAAGCATCTGTCCACGAAAATAGGGCCCACCCTTTTCGTGGATCGCACAGGTAGCCTGCACGGATACTGTTTTTTCATTGGCAGTACCGAACTTGCTTACTTTCTTAACGACGCCTTTGTTACTGGAAGCCTTCAGCATCTTGTTTTCTTCGGACAACCCGTTCACCTGCTTTCTGAGTTGCTCGATCTGTTCTTTTTCATTCATGACATTCACTCCATTATTATTAGGGTGGTAGGGGCCGGTATTACCCGACCCCTTTGGTTTACGTCTGCGTGACATTATTTATTAATGTAGCCAGCAGTCACACCGTTAATAGTCCCGGCGTTCGTAGCGTTCTGGTTAATAACCTTCATGCCATGGCCCTTTGATCTACCAACGATAGCGGTGCTCGGAACGGTCACCAGGTGCTGAGTAGTATAGGTGGCGGATGTATCAGGCACAACAACTTTGTATCCGTTGCCATCGCCCTCGATACCATAGTATTCAACAGAGTTGCCGGCCGCTGCCGCCTTAGTTGCAATTTCATCACACTTGGAAATTATCCGAGGTACGCCGGCATTAAATGTAACCACTGAACACGTGATACTATTCCACGTACCGTCATCATACTGATAATTAAGCAGGTCGTTCGCAGCAATCACGGCACTATTATAATCATTAAGGCTATCGGTGGCATAGAATACGGTATCACCAATAGCAATAACAGTGTCAAGCGTGGTGGTGCTCTGCGGCCACTGAAAATATACATCATGCTCAGTGATATCACCCTCAAACGATGCGGTAACAATACAAATCTTCTCACCGGACCGGGCGGGGATATTAATCAAGATATCCGTTCCGGCGGTTTCGGTCTTGGAACCGAATGCGGTGATATTTTCCAGATACACGTTGAGGTTCAAATCTGCAACCGCATACCCCGACAACGCCACCAGTACGGCGCTTGCCATAATCCATTTCATGTAACGTTTCATTTCTCTTATCTCCTTTGATAAGTTTTTAATTATTATGCAGCGGCAGTCCGCAGTTTACAGAGTGCGGCCGGGACGGCAACGACGTGCGCCTGACGGGTACGGAACCGCAGGAAAATCTCATTGTCCCGCATGGCATGTACTGTCTGGTCGAAAATACGGAACTCCTGCCCCACTCTCTGGCCGTGGCTGCAATAAACCGGGTTTCCATACGCAATGAAGTTAGTCGATTTTGCGCTGTCACTATCGCCGGGCATGGAATCAGCCAGGATATAGGGCCGTCCGCATAACGTCGGCGGTGCTCCACCCTGGGCCTCTTCGTAAATATAATCGCCGTTGGCGTTTTTGACCTTGGAAACGATGTTGAATACTTCGGAGCTCATGATGTACCGAGCGCCAGCTCTGGCACCGGAAGGAATCGCAACCCGCATGTCTTTCAGGTCGTCAAACTCGACGTCCTCAAATCCAACCTGTCCAGCTCCGAGGGTTTCCTGCACAACGTTGGTATCATACAACCAGCCGGTAAACGGGTCAGTATTGGCAGTAAGGACCTGCTTGTCAAACTCCTGCCCGTATGCTTCACCCAATTTCCGGGCGAAATAGGAGGCCAGGGATACCATGGAATCCTCTTCCAAGGAATCAGTCCAGGCGATCCATGCGGCCAGGGTTTCAGCGTCCAAAGACTTTGAGCCGAACGTAGGATTCGTTTCGGTGATCGTAGTCGTCTCGTTCGTGAGCCAGGTAAGCGTTACCCCGGTACCGTCAACTATCAACTTGGATTCCCTTGTACCCAGCGGCCGGCTGTCAATAAGCCCCATCATCTGAGACGCCTGAAGGGAGTATCCTTTTACCTCGGTTTCGTATGCGGTAGGAACGGTATACGAACCGGTCACAGCGTCACCACGCATTGCAGTTCCGATCTGCGCTTTCTCGTGAGTCAGGATCTTCTGGATTGCTTCAGCGTGCTGAGGATCGCTCACGTTCCATTTATTGTCACGTTCCCAGTTGTCCATCCCGGTTGATTTGCAAATACCACCACCACCAGCCATTACCTGGATGGGGTCAAAATTACGGGCGCCCATGAAAAAGTTCTTGTATGCTTCAGAAGTTTTTTCTTCGGGTGTAAGGGTATGTACGGCATTCGGCCGGATCTGGCTTTCCATGATTTTCTGACATTTAGATTCAAGCTCTTTGATGGTCTCGCTCATTTCGGCTTTTTCAATCTCCTGATTAAACAGCATACCTGAGACGATATCTTGAAACTCGCCGACGGTGGAATCATCGTTCAATCCCTTCACTCGGTTATGAATAGATACTGCGGACATTTCAGAACCCTTCGCATATTCAGCTTCGATACGCTGGATTATGATCTTGCCCTTTTCCTCGCCGTGCTTCGCAATCAAGGCGGCTTTTCTTTCGGCAGTCAACATATTACTTACCTCCATTATTATTATCGTTTCGTAAGAACGGCATTTTTTTAGCCTCTCCGCCCTCTTTATTAATCGAGGATTTACGAAAAGCCACACGGCCAGTTTTTTCCTCTGATGTGGCGGGTTGATGTGATCCCTCCTCGGAATCCCCGTCAAGGATTTTGGCTATATTGCTTTTAGTACCCTCGGTGTTGTCTTCATTTCCTTTATCGCTATACATCATATCAATAACTGATTTGATGTCTTCTATATCCCGACCGAACCGCTTGAACTCACGAACCAGGTACTTAATTGAATCTTCGGTGTCCATGTCCTTTTCTTCAGCGTCGGGAAACATTTCTTTTTCAGCGTCGGCAATGGATTTACCGGAGGCTTTGAAGTCGGCCTCGTAGGTATCAACTGATTTAAGTTGTTCCGTTCCCCGGTTGGATCCGACATTAACAAAGGAAGCTTCGTACAGCTCAGATTTAGTTATAGTCCTCCACGGGTCATTCTTGCCCGTCCGGCCCTCCGGGACTTTGCTCTCAAGCGAACTGAACCCTATTGACATACTGTCTATGATATCATCGTCAACAAGTCCGTGTATTTCATCGGCAAGAGGGGAGATGTCTTTTTTAGCAAAACGTATACCCTTGATAATAAGCTGCCCGTCTTTTTTAACAGCCCCTTTAGCTCTGGCAATGGCCGGGATATCGTGCCGGTGTGCCCACATGATAACGGGTTTTTTATTAAAATGCCTGATATCCATTCCGGCGATATCGACCACCTCTTGATCTCGGTCTATCTTGCCATCCGATACAAGGAAATCATACGTTTCCGAATCGGGGGCTTTTGTGATGATCCCGTTCAGCAATCCCTTTTTTAATTTCATAATCTCTCCATTGATGCGGAAGCGGTGGGAGGGATCAACCTCCCACCTACCACCCTAACCGGCCCATACGGGCTAGCGAGCGGGACCCGCTTTAGTCCCTGAACTGTCCCGGGTCAACCATGCCGGAGCGTTCAAGCTCATTCATAATAATGTTCTGATTGTAGGCCAGTTTCGTAACCGCTGCGATTGTGGCGATTGATGCGATTATGATAATGCCTACTAAAATTCGTCTAATTTTGGTGGTCATATTATTTCTCCTGTTTACGCTACCATGATATGTATACACCCGCAGTTGATTACATCCTCCGCCGGTGCGCCTGGTTCGAGTGGATATAAAAGGCCGGTGCTGAATGTCTCTCCACGTTTAGCAATCTCCCCGTCTGCAGCGGCATGGTCGGGCCTCGGGTCGCTTGGGTTTTTGCTTGACACCCACATCGTTTTTTCAATACCAAGATCCTCCATTGTATTGTCACGTGCTTGGCTCAGTGTACCGTTGACCTCAGTTTTCGCAACGGTAGCCATGCGGTGGGATGCGCTCGTCGTAACGCCCTTACAAGCCTCTTTTAGTCCGGCCTGTATGTTCTCATAGTTCAAGCCCCGTTCAATGCCGTCTTTAATTACCGGCCGCATTTTGGCTGTCAGCTGGTCCTTTATAGTGCGGTTAGCCTCTACGATATCGATCGACTTTGTTTCGATTGCCGCCGTTGCCCTGGCATTGGTGACATCAAAATTAACGCCCATACTATCAGCAATGTCAGTCCCGGCAACCTTAAAAGTTGCGGTATAAAACGGCCTGGACATATCTACGAGCGATGCGTCCAGAGCTTCCCAGTCCGGTTGAAAATCAACGATCATGTCCTCGGTCAGCGTTTTGATTATTATCTTTTTCGCCGCCGCCATACCGGTATCATTATAGCCCTCGACACCCTTGGTGTACATGCTCGCCGTTGCATCCTTGTTGTATATCAGATCAAGAACGTCATGCCGTATTTTAGAGATATGCTTTTCCCGCAGATCCTTGGCCCATTCGTTTTTGATAGGCGTTGTTTTCTTGTCCAGCTCCCGACGTTTCTTCTGCCCGAATAGGTCTAGTGCTTTTTTATCCATTGGTACCGATTTACCGGACACCATGATTTTAGTCATGGTGTCAATGCTCTTGGTTGGCTTATCGGCTGGCTTTGGCTTCGGTACTGCTGGGATAACCAGTTCTTTTTCCGCAACCTCAGCCAATCCCAATTCCAATTTTTCGTTAACGTCGTTTATATCGTACCCGGTCCGGACCAGCGTCTCCGCCGTCGTGGCCCTGGTGTCGATCGCATCTTTGAGGGCGGCTAATTCCGATATTTGGAAATCAAGGACACAATCGGATATATTTTTTTCCTTATCGAATAAATCGGTATAATACTGCTCTTCAATCATCCGCATGCGCGGTATTAATTTGCCCGTAAAGAACATTGCGAGCTGCTCTTTGATATTGGATTTGATGGACGCTTCTTCATTATGGCCGATCATAGCCGGCGGCGTTTCCAGTACGGCCTCAACCTCCTGCCGTGTCCATTTTCGCATGTCCATAAACATCATGTCTTTTTGAGTCGTACCGATGGGCTTGTACTCTGACCCCTTGCCAAACACCGGGACGGACCAGGCTTTGTCCAGCCCCTTCCGTTTCCGGTCCCACCGCTTGCTGATGTTATCCGCTTCGGTCTGGTCCAGGTTCTGTTCTGTTGTTATCATACCGGACATGGTAGAGCCGTTATTTAAAAACGACCAGTTGTACTTCGCTGCGGACAAATCGGAATTAAGGCCAAGCATTGAAGCGGTAAGGGGTGCTAATCCACGGTAAGGATTAAGCGGATTGAACATTTTAAAATGGATGATATCGTCCGGGTCGATAAATCGTTTCTTCCCGTTTTTGTTTTCGACCCACATGCTGATATCCTCGGTAGCCGGGTCGATCTTTTCCCGCATATAATCAGGTACAAGAAATCTCTGCCGCACTACCGGGGCATCAGCCATATCGGCCCGCACTTTTTCAATAAAACACTCTCCCCGGGTATCCAGCCACGTGCTGATACCCTCCATTAGCGTGTACCGGTTTAATATCGGCGATACCCAAGTAAACAGCCTGCCCGGATAAGATGAGTCTGTTATGTCTCTCCCCCCGCGTTTAATCTGGTAGGGTGTCTGTGCAATATTGACCGCAGCTACCCGGGTACAGGCATATACCCATGAGTTCTGTAAATATGGCGAAACTATGCGGACAAATTTTCTGTCCTCATTATTCGCTATCGATATGAAATGTAGAAACTGATTTGACTCGTCAAGGGAGGTGGTATAATTAGACGCTACCGGCCCCTGCGGGGTAGACTGAAACACGGTACCTTTTTCTGATGTACGTGCAGCGGCACCGGTCCGGATCTCGTCCAGTTCTGATTGTAGTAGATCGAATGTCATTTATTTACCTGATCTCCCTGGTATATTTTGCCATCACACCTCCTATACGAATATTTGTACTCCGAAATCGTTAGCCAATGCATTATCCAGATACCGGATTGCATCCATGGAATGATCCAGCTTTTTAACCGGTTCGTCTTTCCCCGGCTTCCAGATATATGATTCAAATTCGTTAATAGTGTTCGTGCAGGAGGGGTCAACGGTCAGTCTCGGTAACCCGTCACCGGCCACCTTTAACCGGTTCTGGATATGATTGATACCATCCAGTACGCGGCCCTTAGCCCCTACCGCCGGGATATGATCCACAACCATGTCAGCAATAAGCCCGGCCGCTGAATTATCCACCGCCACCAGGTGACAATTGTATCCGGTCGTCCAATCCTTGGCCTGTGCTGTGATCTCGGATTGCAATTTTCCTGTCTCGTAGAACTCTTTGAATATGTGCCATCTACCATCGCTGTCCTCTCCTACCAACAGTATAACGGCGGGATTTGTAAAACCCTCATCAATTGCCAGATACCAGCGCACTACATCCGCAGCGTCACGTGTTTTAACATGCGGCCCATCAGGCGTACCGTCGAACTCATCGTATACGGCGCCCTCTGCCGTGGCCCATAATCCCAGGCATAGGCGTTTGTGACGTACGCCGGTGAGGTTGTTAAGGGAGTTCATTGTACGTACTCCCTGTGCAGTCAGGACGCCATCCGCTGTATATAGGGTCGGGTTGTCCTTGTGCTCAGAGTTCAGCAGCTCAAGTGATCCGGACTGGGCCCGGTCAAGAATCCAGTGCTTGGAGCCGCCCGGATTGCAATCACCGAACAACTGAGGATATTTGATAACTGAATTACGGCCGGTAGTACGGGTGGTCATTTTCTCGTGGTCGTCCAGGGTGAACCGCTCCATCTGATTAGCACAAATAAAATCCCGCTCAGATGATAGTATCTTATCCGGGTTATCCATACCGCCTACCCAGATGACAGAGCCATTCTGGTAGATGAATTTCTCCGGGCGTTCACCGCCAAACGGTACTACCGGGGCGCCCTTAATTACATCCCGGAACGTCCTCAATACAGTACCGTGCATAGCGCTATATTCTTTGCCCACAATAGCACCATTACAGCCGGGGTATTTACAGGCGAGGAGATGGGCTTTCCAGCAGCACGCCAACGTTTTGCCGGTCTCAGCCGGACCGGAAATAATGACCTCCGGACTCTGGGTATAAAACAGTTTCTCAGCTGCACCATGAGGGGCATAGACGGGGTTAATATAATCCGTTGCGAGCGTGTAGTTGGCAGCCATGATCAGCAGGATAAATAGTACATGTCTCATAGTTTTTCCGTATCAACGCCTATGCCGTTTGTTACGGCAATGTTTCCGGTATGGTTGACATCCTGTTTGTCGGTCTGGCCTAACTCCTGTTTACCAAGCCATATTTGCATAGCGTAAATACCGGCTTCTGCGGATCTCCACTGCAATTCCCGGAGCTTTGCTTTCCGTCCAGCTCTCCCTTTCTTCAAAATACCCGCAAAACGCCGCTCAATAGTATCCGCCGAACAATCGAAGAAATCGGCAATCTCGGTGTTTTTACACCCGAGACGCGCCAGCTTGAGCACTTCGGTCTCGTCTATTTTGATGAGCTTACGTCCGGTTTTCTTTTGTGGTTTTTTTGTTGACATAACCAAGTGGCTGTTTATTTCTTTCTGCAAAGACATATTAATTTCTCCGTTTGATTTTCGCCAGACAACTCAGAAAGAGCTTTTTCTATTATTATTTTCTGCTCTGCATTTACAATAAAAGTCATATATTCCGGCAAATCATCGCCACCAACTTCAATTTCGTTTTTATCAATATTTATATCGGGCGTATCCATACCCCAGTCCAGGAGCTCTCCTATCTCGTAATCTGCCGCCAATATATCCCAATCGGTTTCCCCGTATGGAAGGTTGTCCTTTACAACAAATTCCCGACATTCCGCCGGCGTAAAATCTTTTGCAGATGACACCCACGAGATCGGGATCGACTGCATTCCGTTGGCCAGGCACGCTCGGTACCGCATTGTACCACCTAAAATAACCATATCTTTATCATATACAATGGGTCGCTTTTCCATTATTTTAGGAAAATTCTTGATAGATTCACATAATTTTTTAAATTTATCATCATTGACAAAACGGGGATTACGAGGATTGACTGACAGTTCCGATAATTTAATATCTTTACTCATATCACTAATAACTGTTATTTCCCTCCAATTGTCAAACATCACTCTACTGTATTATACTGTATACTACTGTACTATACTGTATAACTAGACCTAACTACATATATATAGTACGTGTGTATACGACGTAATCCTATGGGATGCTGCCGGAACCGTCATACTACCCGCGCACATGCGTTTAATAGGGTTTTAAAACAATAGGGCAGTACTACCCCATGCTACCCTCAATCCTTTTACTTGACGGGTACTTGATTTTCCGCACCTAACCCTATTATAAACAATACCTTTTTTACTTGATTGAAACTTTTTTAAAAAAACATGAGAAAACACTTGACAAACGAGTTCCGATTGATTATACTGGTAATATGAAAACAACGACAACCAATCATTTAAACGGGAGCGGGACAATGAGCAATAGAGACAACGGATACAGCATGGTAGCAGGCATATCATTCAGAAACACAACGGTAACATGGCTCTGCGGAACCCGTATTTATTACAATACGGAAAACGAATTAACCCAGCAGATAAACGAAATGGCCGCTCAGGACGGAATAACGGACATCAAAATAAAATTCCGCAATAAACTGAATCCAGTAGATTTAATGGATGCGCAGGCCCACGTAACGGCAGCAACAATATAATATTATTAATCAGGAGATTGAACAATGGAAACATCAAAATACACCAGAAATGAGGTTGTAACCAGACTGATAAATGATGGCCCGACAAAAAATGACTGGGAAAAATCACGGAAATCGTTTGAGGATGACGATTTTAACGAGTACTGTAACTCCGTTTATGACAATTCCTCTGATGCTGATATCAACGAATTTATGACTAACTAATCAGGAGATAAAAATGAAACGAGCACTGAGAATTGACAGAAAAACCACCACGGTCAACGAGTTGCGGGAAAACCGAGATTTACGGCCAGATATTACCGGACATATCAGCAGCAACCTGTACGGACATATCAGCAACCTGTCCGGGAATATCGGCAACCTGTACGGGAATATCAGCAACCTGTACGGACATATCATCGGCCTGTCCGGGGATATCAGCAACCTGTACGGGGATATCAGCGACCTGTACGGGAATATCGACGGCAACCTGTCCGGGGATATCAGCAACCTGTACGGGAATATCAGCGACCTCGGGAATATCGACGGCCTGTCCGGGAATATCAGCGACGACCTGTATGGACGTATCAGCAACCTGTCCGGGAATATCGACGGCCTGTCCGGGAATATCGGCAACCTGTCCGGGAATATCGGCAACCTGTCCGGGAATATCGACGGCCTGTATGGACGTATCAGCAACCTGTCCGGGAATATAGATAATTGCGAAATAACCGACACTGAGCGGGAAAACGGAATTAATATTGATGATCTAATTGCCAAATAACCACCCCTGGGGCTGCTACGGTGGCCCCCGATAACCCCATAACGCGGAGATTTAAAAATGGACATAAGATTATCAAAAAACCAAATACACTGCATGAGGCATGCCGTTGCCGGTAATTATTCCGGGGAATCATACCGTAATAATTTTATCACAGGCCCGGGATGGTCGGATTATAGTGATATGGACTATTTAGTTGAGGTCGGATTTGCTACAAAAACTAAAGGCCCCTTTAATGATGGTGACTATATTTTTTGTATAACAGATGACGGCCTGAAGTTTATGCGAGATATATCAAAATAACAACCCTATAACCGGAGGAATAAAATGAAGAAACTATTAAAACGAATCGACAGAAAAACTATTACAGTTAGCGAGTTGCGGAAAAATCGAAATTTACGGCCCGATATTACTGGGAGTATTAGCAGTAACGTGCATGGTAGTCTGACCGGAGTGTCTGGTAGTCTGACCGGAGTGTCTGGTAGTCTGACCGGTGTGCATGGTAGTCTGACCGGAGTGTCTGGTAGTCTGACCGGTGTGCATGGTAGTCTGACCGGAGTGTCTGGTAGCCTGGACGGTGTGTCTGGTAGCCTGGACGGTGTGTCCGGTAGTCTGAC